TTAAGTCTAAAAATTCAATACCCATTATAATCTCCAATCATTTAAAATAATGTTCTTAGCTTGTAGCGTACCTGCTACATCTGCAACAACTTGTGTTGAACCAAAAGTTACTTTATTCGCGTTAAAAGTACCTGTATAGCCAACGCCCTCTGCATCACCACCTGTTGCATCTACATCTGCTGCAAGAATATAAACTTTTTGCTCACTATATGGTAATTCTGTACCTGCTGGTGTATCTTCTGGATTAAGAATAATCTCATTTTCATACTTTCCTGTATCTTGAAGCACTACAACCATACCTTGCGTATATGCTGTACCTGTTAAAAGTGTGATACCTTTTGTTTCGGCAATTTCTTGTACTAGATCATCTGGACTTATTGTTATTTTTCCCATGACTATTTACCTCCATTAAAGTGTTCATCTAAAGCTTCATCAGCTTTTTTTGTAAGTTTTTGTTCTTCTGATAATGTTTCATCAGTTTTGTTAGCTTCGTCACCACTTGCAGCTTCTTCACTAGCTTTTTCAAAGTCTGTTTTCTTTTTTTCAAGATCAGCACCTTTTTCTTTAAGTAGTGCAATTGCTGCATCTCCAACCGTTGAATTTTCATCAATAGCTTTCTTTGTAAACTCTGCGTTACCACCTAATGCAATGATTCCACTACATCTATCTTTTTCAAGTTTTGTAGATTCTGCACTTGCATCACTTATACCCTTTTTTAAAGCTTCGGCATTTTCTGCTTTTAAAGCTTCAAACTTTTCCTTAGTAAATTCCATACTAATTCCTTCTTTTGAATTTTGATTTTTCGCCAAAGCTTGGTTTCGGTTTACTCCGTTGTTTTCTTCATCTTCTTTTTCTAATCCTACTTTTGCTGTTGGGATTGCAGGGATACCAACAACACTTGCTTCATCAATTCCCCATTTAGTGACATCATAGTATTTAACACCATCATCTTCCTTAACAAGCTCTTTTGTGATTACACTTATACCTACACTAAATGACTGAAGAAAACCTTTTGAAAGTTTCTTAAATATCTTCATAGACATATCATCATCTTCATCAAAAACTGCCCATGCTTTGAGCTTATTATCTTCAATTCTTACATCTTCAAATTTACCTATTGGTAATTCATAAGTGTTATGATTTACGAATAGAGATAAAATATCTTTACGAGATAAATCAACATTATCTTCTCCATGTTTTAGAGTTAGAAAATATTTCCCATCACTCCAACTATATCTAACTACTTCACTTTCATCTGACAAAATAACAGGAATTCTAAAATTCTCTAAATCTGCTCCATCTACTGCAAACCTCATATTGCCAATCATATCACTAGCTTTAAACTTATCCATTTGTTCCGATCTCCTCTTCTGGTTTTAATATTAAGCCTTTTTCTAATAGAAGCTCATTTTCTTTTTCTAATATATCAACATTAGTTGTAAAATCTCCATGACCTAAATCACTTGTTGATTTTTCTCTAGTTCCAAGTTTATTATCAATTGCTAGAACGTGAGCTTTAACATCTTTAACAGGATCAACAGAACCCATTGGATCGCCAATCCATATTGCTTTTAAATATGCTGTTCTATAATCAAAGAAATCTGGAATGTTTAAATCTCCCTGCAACACTCCCCATGTTATGACTTGTTCTCTTGTGGGTTTAGTAAATGAATTTATAAAGTTCATTCTCTCTGGATCAACAAACTTCTGCATAAGTAGCATTGATGCTCTTGATGCACTATATGAACTTGTAAAAATTGCCATGATTACTTCAATAGGTATTCTTGTGCAAGTTGATGTTTTTTGTAGATTTGTTTTTATGTATTTTTCAAAGTTTGGATTATCTCGACCTTGATTATGGATGTTTAATTTGTCACCCATTGCAAGTTGAGTAATTGAATTTTCTTTAACAGTATTTTTAACAGTTTGCGTTTGCTTTCCTGTTGTTAAATCAAGTTCTTCGCTTCCACCAAACACATTGTCTTTTGCTTCCGTTTCAATTGAACCAAAAAAGATTGCTGCTAATTTTGCTGCTGTCATTTCATATTTCATATATTGATCTATTGCATCAATATCTCTCATAACAGGAGTTAAAAATGGAACACCTCTAACTTGCTTTGCACGTTCTCTTTCAAAAACATGGAGCATATTTCTTTTGCCTTTAGAAAATGCACTTACTATCTTAAAAGAACCATCACTTTGTTCTATTGAATATTGAAGTGGGAGTTTATCTGCACTTACTTTAATACCCTCAATAAACTCTATCTTATTAGATGCTATATTTTCAGCACCTACCAGATTTATTTGAATAACTTTTCCATCTGCAATTTTTGTTAATGGTAAAGTTGCAAAACTATCTCCATCTTTTTTATATACTTTATATGCTAATCTCTGAATACCTTGAAAGTTATCTTTTCCTGTTTTATCACAAATTGTTGAATTAGCCCATGAATTAAAATATGTGTCTATCTCTGATTCTATTTCTTTGGCTCTTTCTTCTGATAAATTTGGAATTAATTTTCTTTGAATTGTGCTTTTTGCTCTAAGTCCACTACCGATAACATGATCTGTTGCACATTGAATAATACCTTTGTAAAATCCATTATTTTTATATTTGTTTCTTGAAGTTGCTCTTAAAGTTTCTAAATCTTCAATATCTTCATCTTCTGTTGTATCAAATACTTCTATATTGTAATGTGGTGATTGTATTGCACCATCATAAAGACCGCCACCATATAAAGAAGCTGCACTTCTAAATTTTGCAATCTCAAATGCTGCTTGTGGACTAACATAACTTTTGAATTTATCTAATAGATTTAATGTCATTGCGGATAACCAACTGTATATATAGTGTTTATTTTAGGAGCGTTTATTGATTCGCCTTGAAGTCTAGCGACTTCATTTTCCCAATAATTAAGCATTTCTTTAACTTCATCTGCATCGGCTCTTGTTAATTTTCTTTTTGAATTTTGTCCGTTTGATATTTCATATTCTTTATTTTGTGCAAGTGCTAAATTTGCATTATACCAAGCTTGATATTGGTCTAGTGCTAATTCTAAAGAAGTAGATGTGCCACCTATTCTTTCTGCTAAGAGTTCTAATGCGGTTTTTTGTGCCATATAGGTAATTCCGTCCTAGATTTTATCTATGGGTTGAGTTTTTAAATCCTCTTTGGGCTATTATAACTAAGTTTTATAAAAAAAGCAAATTTGTTCTAAACTCTTTGTGAGGTAGTCATTAACCTGCATCTTCGCTAAGTCGTGTGAGAACTACCCCATAAAAAGTTTATTTCTTAATTAATCTTCTTCACCCCAATCAATAATGTTTTTCATTATTTTCCTTTATTACAGATATTTCCAAAATTTCATGGAACACCTCCAATGGTTTCAAATAGTATATCATAAAATTATTTATTTGCGAATAAATCAAAACCTTTTATTTGCTGTTGCATTAATCTAACTGCTGCTAATTGATAAACCTCTAAATCTAATGCTTCATTTCTATCTCTTGTTTTTACATAGGTTTGCTCAATGAATCCTCTTTTGTTTTTCTTGAAGATTTTTTTCTCACCTGTTAATTGTTCAAACCATTCAGCTTCAAAAGTTTTATTATGGTGAATAAATCCATCATCATATTGTGTTAATGCTAATCTTTTAAAAACAATATCTTTTGCTTTTGTAGTTGCCACCCACATAATGACAGAATTATCAACACTTGATTTTTTTAATAATGATATAGGTCTTGCATCATTTTCTTTCTGTTCTTTGGAATCACCTTTTAACATATGAAAACCTTGTGCTTTCATTGATGAATATTTTTTAACAAACTTTTTAACCTCATCTGTTCTTTGTCCACCCATATCAATAAAAGTCCAAAATATAACAACATCATTTCCATTTTCTTTTTGCAATTTAGTTCTTGATATTTTGAATAGCTCTTCCCAAACATGATTATTTATTGGATCGCCCATTATTTTCCCTGCTTTTATATTGTGGCTTGTTTCGTTATCACTCCATGCCTTAATTAAATATTCCAATCTATCATTTTGAGTATCAACAGTCATTAAAACAATTTTTGCATCATTTGGAACATAATCATATTCTTCAATTTTTCCAAGTAAATCATTACTTTCTAATTTAACACTTTTTTCTTCCCATGTTTCGCCAAGCCAAGTATTTTTAAAAGATTTCATTTTTTCAACATTGCCAATAGCACTAACAAATGTTTCTGCAATTTTTATCCAAGTTGTATTTGGTTGAAATGAATATCCTGCCCAAATATGATAACCTCTTTTTTTTCTACCATTTCGATTGTATTCTGCAGTTACATTACAATGAACACATAATGCTTCACCATCATCATTCCAATTTTCATTGTCTTTTGGATTTTGCCAATTCTCACAACAAAAAAATTCTTTGGTTTGCCGCCATTGTCCTTTTGTATCCATTTGTTTTTTGTTTTTATGATCTATTAAATCTTCACACTTAATACATTTTAATTTTGCTGTATGGGTTAGATGAACTTCAACACCTTCTCTATCTTCTTTTGTCCATACTATATTTTTAAAATCTATTGTTTGAAAGTGATTGCAATGAGGGCATGGAACATATCTATATCTCATATCGGTTTCATTAAATTTTGCTTCTGTTTTATCATGATATTTTATTGTTGGAGTGCTGCCAATAAAAACACTTCCATTCCAAAAACTTTCTATCCTTTTACTTGCTAGTTCATAGGGATCACCCTCACCATCAACATCATCTGGATACCTTGAATATTCATCCAGGTAAACTTTTTTAACTGTTGCAGAAGCATAATTATTTGCAGATTTTCCACCTCTTGATTCTACAAATCCACCTGGATATGCTTTATAATTCAGATTGTTTTCTTCTCTTGTTTTTATTATACGATCTCCAACATAAGGCATATCCCTTAACATTGGTTTTAATTCTTTTTTGCTCCACTCATTTGCTTTACCATCATTTGGTTGAAAAATTAATTGTGAACATGGATCTTCTGCGATATGATAAGCAACTGAAAAATTGACTAATTTTGTATAACCAACACGAGTGCTTTTCATCCACACCAATAATTCAATATCATCATCACTTGTATCTCTTAAAATATCTTCCTGGTATGGAAAAGGTACAAATCGCCCTGTTATTGCTGAACTCTCTGGACTAAGATAACCATGCTTTTTTGAAAACTCTAATGCGTTGCTCTTTGGTTTTGGTTTTAGCTCTTTGAATATTTCGTATATTACCGACTGTTGCTTTTTAGATAAATTTGCACTCATTATTTATTAAGTGAAGTCCAATGTTTTTTTGAAACTTTTGTTATCTTGCTTGGTTCTAATGGTTTTATATAAATAAATATTCCTATTAAGAAAATATACATTTTAATCCTTTATTCTTTCCCATTTATTGCATCCCTCTCTATCTATAAGTTGAGGAACAACACTTGAATATATTTCACAATCTTCTATTTCCCATAACATTCCATCTGGTTGATTCCCTTCCTTATGTGAATAAAATTTACATTTCTCACAAGTTCTTTTTGCCACTTCTTCCATTGCCGATTGATAACCAAATACATAACTATCTTTTTTCATATTAATCCTTTATTCAAATTGATTTCCAATATTCTGCAAATCTTCTAATATCTTATTTACATCATCTGTAACATATTCTTTGATTTCCTTTTGATTAAGTCCATCAAGATTAACTGCATAATTATTTGGAAGATTGATTAAAGAGTTTCTAATCATGTTCATTGCAAATGATAAAATTTGAACAACCTCATCTTTTTCAAATAAATTTTCTTCCAATTTTCTGTTTTTTATTTCTTCGTTCTTAGCTGTGAAATATTCTCTTAGAACACCTGCTTTTTGTCTTAGTGTGTCTAATCGTAATTTATTAACACTATTGCTTCCATCTGCAATTGCTTCCAATATATCTTTTAATAATGATTTTGCATCTTTTTCTGAACTTTTATTTTCTTCTTTAGGTTTTTTTGGTGGTTTTGTTTCTTTTTTATATTCTAGATCATCAATTTCAACTTTAATATTCTTTTTTGATTTTGAAGTCTTAATAATTTTCTTTTCTGGTTCTTTGTTTTCTGTTTGAATATTGGATTGTCTTGATTTATGTGGATCATCTGGATTTTTGCCTAAGAAATTGCATGATTTTATGAAGTAGAACTTGTTATTATACATACATTTTGCATCTTTCAATTTTGTTTTCTGTTTTGTTATGTATTGTGGTTTAACATTTATTCTTCTTGCTAGTTCTGATCCTGATATTAGTTCATCTTTTTTGTTTGCCATGATGAAAGTTTAGCATAAAAATGTAACCTTTTTAATCAGTTACAATTTTGGTTACAAAAAAGGTTACAAAAAAACAAACAATTACTATACATTAATGCAGTTGTTAAAAAGAATTGTTTATATTGTTAAAAACTTTTAATGTTTTGGGCGATTTTTGTAACCTAATTTGAAAAAAATAAGTAATAGTGTGAA